ATCTCCCGAGACTACAAGCCGTCTCAGAAAGAAGGCTTTGAAAGTCTCCCTTTGGCTTCCTCACGGATAGCCACACTCTCGCTAAAAACGAGAGTGGCCTGTTTCTCCCCAACTAAAAAGGAGAAACGTTCCTGATCTTGATGTCGACGGACACAGGACGTCCAGCACGTTCTAAGTGTCTCTTATCGGCAAACGGATCGAGTCCGCGCTTCAAAAAGAACTTCATTAGCGCACCGTCACCCTCAAGGTTATCCTTGGGAGTAACGTCCTTCTTAACAGCAGCGGTGATAAAAGGCCGCTGTAGAAGGTGATTAGTACCATGGGTTTCATACCCCAGGGAACTAAGCTTTGCTAATGCGGGCGATGTTTCTAGGCCTGCTGGGAAAGGAATAAATTCCTCGATCAGCGGATCTAGCCAACGTGTTACTTGCCAATGACCGGATTTAAACATCCGATTACGGAAAGAAACAAGAGAAACGATCTCAAGAGACCGTTCACTCTTTTTGCGCTGGGTCATCGACCGGGCGTGCTCATGTGGCGTAGGTAGTACTCTGCGGAGGCGTGTCAATGACACATCTTCCCCCGCATAATACTCCTTTCCGCACGACTCTCTGAACAAACCAGTCCAGAAAGACTTGCTGCGGTTGACTCGAAACCCAAAAGTTTCGAGTCGCGCAACCACATGGTTCGCATAGTCAACGGGGACGATTATATCGTCACCGTAGACGCGCACCTGTCCGTGGAGCGACATAACGTCGCTCTTTCGGATGGGACGGTTGAGCGCATCTTGAATCCCCAGAAATACTACCGTAGCAAATACGATAGCTTCGAAAGGGAAGCAAAGCGCCGAACCCATAGACGCGAACTTGGCCAGGCGTACAACGCCATAGCCAGGTACGTCAGCCTTCCGTGATCTGCAAGCATCTACCGCCCGTGCAAAAATCGGGTGGTAAGTAAGCAGAGCACGTACATGCTGATTAGAAACGCGATCTGACGCCTCACTCAAATCGAGCGTGGCAAAGGACCCATCAATGGATCCTTTTCGGGCCAAGTCCCTATTAGGGTCTTGGGAATCCGAGCAGATAAGCCAACGTGCGATATCATCTGCACGTGTAGCTTCCGACATAAGTTCAAGGATACCCTGTTGCACATATTGCATGGCAACTGGTTCCTCGGCTATAATGCGGGGTGTTTTTAACGTTTTAGGAACAGTAATGACCTTTACAGGTCGTTCCTGCCCAGGTTCCAAGAAGTTCACTGAGTCGAGGAATTCCTCGGCCCACCTCGGAGAAAGATATTCCATAGCTGGAAACTCTTCTTCAAGGCGAAGGGGCCACTCCGTTTGGAGATATTTCGCGTTTCCGCGAAATCCATCCGCAGTGGAACCCTTTCCATGCTTGGGTAAGACACCCTCATGCTGAATCTTAAGATTCAGTTTAGAGAACATCTCCCCAAACAATAAATGACTCATACGAACAAACTCAGCTTGATAAGAGCTGAAGTATGAATCATGGAGGCGAACTTCTTGTTCACACTTGATGTAACTGTCGACTGCCTTATCTATGCGCTCTTTCGAGCACTCGATCTTGACTTTCCCAAACATCAGCGTTAGCTGACGGACGGAACGTATTGCATCGATAGAAGGTACATCAAGCAACCGACCACTAGCACGGTCGAACACTAGGTCGAGAAAACCCCCAAATAACAGGGGGAGCTCTCCTTTCCGGGTAAATCCCAAGAAAGATTGGCGACCGACATAACCCTGGGCGAGACTTTTTTCGAAGTCCTTACCATAGTTAGTCAGGGATATCGTCAAAAACGATATCCCCTCATGTTCGACAAGACGCTGGATTGTTTTTAAATCCTGCGTGGCGCTTACGTGACACCAGGCACTCTCATCCGAGAGTACCTCTTTTAGGAGCATTAGTAGGCTATTAAAGGATCTCTACCTTTCTAGTAGATAATTCCGTCCTAGCCTAATGATTTCTCCAACCACTAATAGAAGGAGCGCATCATGGTTCTTGGTTTTAAACAAGTCGAAGTTGTTACATTCGATGACGGCTGCAAAGTAGACGTAGTATTTCCCACACACGCGAGATGGGGCTCAAAAGAGCACCAACATCGCATGAAGGTAATTATTCCGTCGCTTCAACAGCAAATGTCAGACCATGATGCACACACAACCATAACTGAGTCAGACGACGACGCGTTTATAGCGTCATAATCGACTCAGCCTCAGCTAAGCTAGCTCTCGCCACCTTGCAATTTAACAAGGTTCGCATTGGTAGATGCGTATACAGCCCAAAATGGGCTGCAATATTGGTCACCTGCTGTGCGACTGTGAAGCCAGGAACCTTTGCTCCGATATCCGAGAAGAAGCTAGTACTCATAGAGTAGATAGCGTTCACCGAGGAATCGAAGGGGTTCGCGGCGACAATGGCGACGTCAAGGCGAGACCGGTGCTGGTTACGGTTGTTACCGTAATTATGCGACACGGTCAACGTGGTGTAGCCGTCGGCAGACCTATAGGTCTTACCGTTGGCTACGAACGAAACTCCGTTAAGAGTTTTCGCCCCATCGCTAGTAGTAATGCTGATTGGGTCAGAAAGGGCCATTAGGCTGTCTCCATATTCAATTGTTATGAAATTATAGCAGTTGCCGGATGGCAACCACGGTGGTACTGACTTCCGAGGTTAACAGCCTCTCTATTTCAGTACGCCCTTGCTTTTGGCCATGCCAAGAGCAAGCAGAATGGCCCATTGGTTATCCGAAAATTTATTCGGATTGACCCCGAACCCATAGGGTGTTGCCTTTACGCGTTCTTTCCTCGTTGTCACGAGGGTTAAGCGTATCGGACCCGGCGATTTCCCCTTAAAGCGGATACCGTCGAGTGTATAGGTGTGCGTCACAGTAGTGTGACGCATAATATACCCATACCTGAGAACAAGCCCGTCAAACTGGAATGCAGTCAGGTTCGCTAAAAGCGGACCTATCTGCACGAACCAGTCAGCGAGCCAACTCCATGGTGCTAACTCCCAAAGGACACTCGGTGTTATACGAGTACCTAGGATTTTATTACAAAGGAACTCTGTTCGTGTCATATTGCTTAGGACGGAATCGTCCATAGGCATATTATACGAATAAGCCCCCTTGAAATAGATTCTCTCACTAGTGAGAGTATCAAGAGTTAGTATGCCGCGAGCGTCCGCCTGACTCGAAAACAAGCTCTGGAAGTAATTACTTACATCGCTTGTGGTTAAGATATTGAGTCTTGTTATCCCCAAATTCGTAGAAGTTGAGGTTAACTTAGGTGGAAACTCGTATTTACGGCGAATAACTTTCCCGTTATCTTTGAAAGTTTGAGACATGATTTTATTCATATCTCGAACTCCCTCAATGAAGTTCCGGAGGTCCGTCATAAACGGAACCCACCCGAACTGCGCATTCAAGTACTCTCCTCCCAAATTACGGAAGAAGTTTGCTTTATATGTGTAGTCCGGAAGGGAAGCGAAAAGCACCTTAGGTGTCTTTTCAATCTCCCCTAAGAACTGGGAAAGACCCGCAAGAGAGCTGGTAGGTATCGTATTGTCTATAGCCACTGAACCAAATTGGTTCGGGTCCCATGAAGGGATACTGGGCTGTGGAAAACCGATAGTACCATCACTAGGATTTGCGATGACCAAAGGGCCATCGTAAAAAACGCTCTTATCCGCATTAGCTACGTAGTACCGATCGTGAGACCGGAACAACTGTTGCTGTGTAGATGAGAACACGTGACCTTTATCATATTCTGGAGAAGCCTCAAACCCATTACGGGTAGTGGTTTGCCAGGATATGACAGAAGGATCTCTCTCGCCGCCACTTCTGTATGAAGTGACAGTGTCGTCAGTGGTATCTGTTACATCGTCGCGCGTCAGGAGTCCATTCGAAGACCGAAATTTTCGGTAGAGAATGTTCTTATTTCGACGCGATTCAGTGTACATACCACCCATGGGAATTGCCCTTCTATTTAGTTGTGCCCTCGTGCTTTATGCACTGCAACACGAGGGGGTGTAGACCAGCTCATCAGCTGGTTTGACGACAAGCGCCGGGAGGGACCCTTAGGGGTCCC